TGATTCTTGTGGACTTCAAAGACGAAGTAGGCGAAAGGGTGCGTTCCTTATCGAGGTCTAATTTCTCGGTCCAGTACGCATCGACCCCGGCGCCCATCCAGTCGTTGTATGGCTCAATATATAGGCGGGTCGGGTTTTGTGGATCGGCTTCGATTACAAGGTTGAAGCGTTGGCACAGGTCGGACATGAACTCCTTTTGCTTGATGCGCGGGAGAAGTTTGGGTACGTCTACCTCCCCACCGGGAGCGTGAAGGCATTGAAGGCGTGTGGTGGGTAAACCCAAAACCAAACCCTTGATTGTTAAGGAGTCTCCAGAGGTGTTGTTGTGGAAATACACCTGCGGTTGTGCGGCCTCCCCTGCATTTAGAACCACCTCGGCGGTAAACTCAAGGCTGCGTATGTCGTCGCTTACCGCGCTGGGGCTGGACCCTTCGACCATCTGAATCGTGGCAGAGCCTTGCGAGGTGTTGCCTACGGCTATCCGGCCAATAACATCCAAGGTGTCTCCGCTCCCCTCATTGGCAAAGTCGGCGACAATTTGAATGCGCAAGTAGAAGCGGTGAACCCCAGATTCTTGGGCTATATATACGCCGCTTGAAGTATTGAACGCATTGTCTGTGTTGTACGCGCCCGCGGTCGTGCTATCATCGATTTGCAGGTTGTGCCACGTTTGCGAGGTGCTGACCGCTTGGTCTGAGCCCTGATAGACAAGGCATTGGTTTACGTCGCCCGTAGTGAGTCGCTCTACTTCGCTGCCCAAAGTCATGTAAATCGAACCAAACAAAGTCGATGCGAAGAAATCCGAAGAGTAATAAAATCCCGCTTCGGTAATAATGCGGTCTACGAGGGAACGCAGACGCATGGAAGGCTTGAGCATCCCGGCATATAAACCATTGACCGAACTATCCGGGTTCTTTAATCCGTACCCGTTTTGAGCTGTGAGGGGTTGTTGGTTTTGCGTCAATCCGTGGTCGGCAAACGGAACAATAATTGAGCCAGCGCCAACCAGACCCGAAGTGATGTCGTTGGTTAATGTCTGGGAGTTTATGACGTTGGCTGTGGTGTTGTTGTAGTTGTATGCGGTAGAGTACGTGTTGCCCTCTAAAAATGCCGCCTCAAGCAATTTGGAACCCATCGCCGCAAAGAGATCCGCTACGTCGCCCAAAACGTTGACTTCGTACACCTCCGCCATCAATCGCACCGCCCGAAGTTGCATTGCTCCACGGATGACCTGAACGCCATCTTCAAAAAGTAGAACCTCGGTCTTTTGCGTTGGGTCGAAGTCCCCATCGGAAAGGGTGACCTCGTAGAAATGGGCGAAGAATTTGTTGTTCCTGTCGGTAAAGGGTAGGCGGAACGTCTGCGAGTACGGCGCGTGCCGTTGCATGGTCTCCCCCGGTTTTGCTACGGCAAGGTTCAGGGATATGGCCGGAGCCCCCTCAAGGTCGAGGGTCGTTTGGGCTTGCGTGTCTTGGCTGAGGGCTACGAGACGGATCACTTGAGGCGGGGTCGGTTGCTGAGTCGCAGGGTGAAGGAGTAGGATATGAGTTGCTCATTTACTCCTGTCTTGAAAAGGTATTCCGAATCGGTGACAATGACTGGAATCAGGTTGGTTCCCTCGATGGTAAACACAGACCGAGAAACCGCAATGTCCCGTAAGTGCAGGCTGTACCCCTCCTCGACGTAGTCCGAAGAGACTCGAACTTCTTTCTCTGCGCTGACGTTGGTCGTGGTTACGCCCCGCTCATATCCGGAGTATGTCCAATCTATGGAGCCGGTGACGCTGTCCCAATTCCCTCTGGGCCGGTTGTATTGGCTGCGCTCAATCGATGTCAAGCGCTCCGAGCTACGTTGGTCGAAGTTGAAGCAATCCCACCCCCCGTGGCGATTGAGGAAAAACAATTGTTTGCGTTCGTACTTACTGCAACCCTCGTCGATGGTAAAGCGATGTACGACAGAGTCTTGGAACGTCTGGTTTACGCTCACAGAGGCGGAGGCGTACACCTCATAATACGCAAGGGAGGCCGAGGTTATGAGGGTCGTCAAGTTCGAGTTTGAAACCTGCGCGGCGTGTTCCTTGAGGTTCAGCGGGCCAACGCCTAAGTATTGCACCCGCTGTGCATCTGAGGAAGGGGCAAGCACACCACCTACAGCGGCGATACTCAACGTCGCTGTATCGATTGTGGCTCCGCTGGCATTGTACCCGCGGATAATAAAATGCGAGGCCGTCATACCCTGCGCACCGAAGGCGAGGGTGTACCCTTGGTTGGTTCCCACGCGGTGCTCTCGGACCTTGCCCCAAGTAGCTCCAAAGGAAGAATCCCGCCCAAGGTCGGGGGCCGAGCTCAGAAAGTTGTGAGCCGGGTCGGAGAGCTGAAAGCCACCATCGCCGCGGACGTAGGCTTGGCCCTCATTTATAAACTCATCGCGGAAGGCAAGGAGGGTAGTGGTGGCTTCGGCCAAAGACTGGACTGGTTCCCCGGTGGCGGAGGCAGCCTTCTCATGGCCCAGCTCCAGAGTGAATTGCCGGGCGGGTTGGTCTTCGTAGCTGGCCCCGATGATATCGGCCGGGTCAAACCCCGTGCGGCCCAAGGTGAGGACGTTGGCGGCCGTGCTGTTTGCGTTTACGAGGTTCGGCCCTATGTAGTCGTCACAGATTCGAGACACGTCAAAGACGGCGGAGAGGTTGGTGGCGCTCAAGGGGTGGGTCTTGAGTGTGGCAATTGTGACCCCTCCCACCTTCACCACCAAGATGAACCGGTATTTAAAATATGTCCCCGCTACGGCTTCCCGGACTTGTATCACGAGCGGATCCGCAGTCGATTGAAAGTCGGTGGTGTTGGGGATGAATTCAAACTGAGCCGCCATTGTTCAAGAGTGTTGTGATTGCGTTACCTATGTCTTCCGCCACGGCCTTCTCGAGTTTCGCGTTGTGCTTCTTCAAGGTGCGATCGTAAGCGTTCGTGAAAAAATAGGAGGGCCGGATTCCGGTTTGATAGATAGAGCGAGAGATAGCGTAAACCATACCCTTTCGAGAAGCAAACCTACCCCCTGCCCCACGCGGTGCGATTCCTTTTTTTACCACCCACTTGTCTATTGCTGGACGGAGTCGCCCGGAGGGTCCAGAGCCGGAGCCAAAGCGAAACGGAGAACGCGGGGCCTTGGCGCTGCTTATAGCGCCCCTTACGCCCTCATCTACAAACTTCGCATACTCTGCCCCCGGAAAGGAGAAGCGGAGGTTCAGAGAGGTCTCGTTGCGGCTTACGCTCTGCTCGTAGCGAATGGAGTTGTAAAGGTTTCCCGTGACCACCTTCCCCCGTGCCTTGAGGCTGATTCGTGCGCGGCGTCTTACCTCCTTGCCAATCTTGCCCATCTCCCTCATGGAGTTGGTCATGGGGACGCGGGTACCGTCTATGGTTATGTGTGTCTTCACGTCCTAAAATAGAAAGCCCCGCCGAAGCGGGGTCTTCTCATTTGACGAGCCAATCAGAAGCGGGAGGGTGGTTCTCAAGAACCTCGTCCCACCATTCCGGGTCGTTCATTCGTTTACGCATTTGTTACAACGTAGTCGCGGACGCCGCGCTTCTCAATTTTGTACAGGCCCGAATATTGAATACTAATCAGTGCGCTACCTTTCTCCCTAAGGCTTTTCTGAGTGTTGCGGCCAATCTTGCAATGCGTTCCCCAAAAAGGAACTTTGCTCATTGCTTCTTTTGCCGTCGTACCAATCCAGATGTTTTGTGCGTTGCTCATACCTCAAAGATAGGGCAAAGTATTAAACCACCAAACAAATACGCAACTTATTTTCTCCTTTACGCGAAAGCCGCCGCGCAAAGGTCAAGCTCGTTGGAGGTCACAAGCCGCACCGTACCCACCCATCCGGTCAACATATTGTCAAAGCGTGCGGTGAAGGGCTCGCAGTCCATCGGGAGCTCTATCGTCACATCTCGGTCCACGTCGCTCTCTGCGCTCAAGACTTGGGCGTATTGGCTCACGATGTCGTTGAGGGTGCGGAGGGTGTCCGAATATTGCTCTTGGGCGTCCGTCTGTCCGGGAAGAATCATGTCCATCACGATCACGTCCAGAGAGTATGTCATGGTTCCCCGCTCGATGGTTGCGCCGCTTATGTCCGCGTGGCAAATCGGGTACTTGTTGCCCGCCAACTTCTGGATATCCACCTCGGAGAGCTCGCCTTCTTTAAAGGTGCGGATGAAGTGGTGGGAGAGAGCGATGACCCCAAGGTCATCAATTATTTGGTTTATGGTTCTCATGTGTTCACTTGTTGTTTCTGGAGGAGGGCTCGGTCTTGTTCGTAAGCCATCCAAGCCAACGCCGTTTCGAGGTGTGTCTTTTCCACCTGCGGGAGTTTAGTAATATCCTCCCCTGCGAGGTGTACAAACGTGGCGAACCATCCGTATTTCTCGGAAAGTTTGGATCCCTCACCGCCTTGGAAAAGCTGGCCAAAGCGATTGCTAATGAGCCTGCGGTACGAAAAAAAAAAGCGGCCGCGCCCAATGCGTGCGCCATCTTCATCTCTTGGAAGTATTCCGAGCGGTCTTCGCCGTCGTACTCTGCGACCCGGTAGAATTCTCCGTGTTGCTCTACAATAGGCCGGTAAAGGATGCCCATAACCTGCGGAAGGTTTGCGTCGAGAGAGTCGGCGCAGAGGGTTTCGATGTCTGCGAATTCAGCCACCGTAATCCGGGACAGGTTTGGGTGGAAGCCGTACGTCTGGTCGAGCTCGATGATACGTTCGAGCGGGTGGTCATCGTCATACCCGTCGAGGATGCCACCAATGACTCCTCCGATGTGCTGGATGTCGGCCTGTTCCATGGCCAATACTTCCTCCCTATTTAGGCCACATAGGATGCAAATGGTTTGCACTACCTGCTCCAGCTCATTGGACTCTGGGACATCGCGCACCGCCATGTATTGGGCGATGGTTATGTCGTGTAGCGTTTCGGGGATTCGGATGGTCTTCTTCACGATATCAAATAGACGAAACTTCGGGACATAAAAAAAGGCCCCGGAGGGCCTTGTACTTGGGTGGGGTTTCGATTACATCCGCTCTACATACGAGTTGGTCCACTGCTCGAATCCGCGCTCACAAAGAACCTGCAACATCGTGCCTTCTACAAAAAACTCATCTTGGCTCAAGTTCATCGAACCTTTCTTTTCAAAGATTTCCATGCATGAGAAAATCATTTTGGTTGTCTTAGCGTTTACGGCTGTGTATACTGGGCAAGCGGTAGTCATGGCGTTTTGTGTTTGTTTGTCGTTGTTGACATAGCAAATATACAACAATGTTTTGCTTATACAAGCATCTACACAAAAATAATTCGCTTTTATGCGAGAAAGTAGGAACCAGAGCGGGACGTGGTGAGCAAGTTGAGGCACACGTAACGGACCGCATCGATGCCGTGGTTGTCCCTGTCCACGGGCCGGTTGAGGTTCCGTCCGTTCTTGTCCTGCTCCCATCGGTACGCCCGGAGTTCTTTTTGTAGGTGCGTGCTCTCTGCCGTTACAAGGAGCTTGTGCCTTCTCATTATGTCGATACCCTGACGAATGGAGTCCGGCCCCTTCCTCGCTGGCTTGACGTTGTGACCCAAGCGGTGGAGTTCCTCGATGCTCTTGGGTTCAGCGGAGTCGGCCACGATGGTATGCAGGTCCATTTTATCGAGCTCTTCGCCAATGTCCGGGTTGGTGAGTCCGGTGGAGTAGAGGCGCTCGTGGAGTATGAGCGTGTGGCCGTCTTGGTATACGTCGATGACTGCGGTGGGGTCGTTGGTGAATCCAAAGTCTAAGCCCGTCCCGATCCGCTTCCCGGACAGCTCTCCAATCTCCCAAGTGAAGACGGCCGCCTGATTGACTCCGCGCTCACCAAGGCCATATATCCTCCAGTAGTTTGGGTCGGCGTCCTTGAGGCGCTCTATCTCTTGCACAGTGGCTCGGTCCAAATAGGGGTTGTCCTTGTACGTGGTTCGAAAGAAGGTGGCGTCTTCTCTGGGGATGACGTCCTCATATATCCAGTGATACTCGTCGGAGGGGTTGAAGTCGATGATGACCTTGTTGGTGGTCCTCAAGAGTAGCTGCCTCCAGTCCTCCAAGGAGAGCTCGTTCGCCTCGTTGATGAACAGGATTTGCCTCTTGCGGCCCCTGACCTTCTGCGGTTGGTCTACGCTGATGAACTCCACGAGGTTACCAAACAGGACGTAATTGGCTTCACTCTTGTTGTGGAGGTCGGGGTTATATGCGTCCTCCCTTTCAAGTATTTCGAAGAAGTCCCTCATGGCCGTAGCCCTCAGCGCGGGGAATGTCTTCCGGGCGATGGTGATGACGGCTCCAGCGTTCTCGTTTTGGTAGCAGAGCTCCACGATACTCTGGAGGATGGAGTACGTCTTTCCCGATCGCGTCCCTCCTTGGTGAACTTGAATCCGGGTGTCGCACCCTTTGACGTGATAGTATGTGGCGGGCTGTCTCAAAATAGTTGCGCCTGCGAGTAGATAGGCCACTCTTCATACCTCCGGTTGTCACCCTTGGGATAAGGTTCCTTGCCATACTTCAAAGCCTTGCGCCATCTCTTGCGCTGGGTCTTTGAGCCTATAAAATAAATATATCGGTGCTTACTTGAGCGATGCTTGCGGGGGTGGTCTGCGGAGGCGTCATAGTGCCGAGAATGCTTGCCTTCTGCCGTGCCTATGTCAGTTCGCTCTTTGGTTGCACCGGTGTATATCCAATTGGTCGCTTGATAAATGTATCCGACATGACCTTGAGCGGTGTCCGCGTAACTGACTACAATCATCGGTGGCAACTGCCGCAGACATTCAGCGACGAACCAACTTAGGATGTTTGGCGTCTGATCGGAGACACACAACCGGTTGAGCTCATAAACGCTTTCCAAATGCTCTGGACCACAGACACCAACACAAAGCCAAGGTGAGGCCGGCTTGCCAAACGTACATACGCCCTGCATCTTGCCATCCTTATACAAGCCGAATGCGTAACTAATAGAACACATCCGGCGTGCGTAGTGCCTGCCCAAAAGCCATGGTTTGCACTGCTCGGATTTTATCCGGTGAATTTCATGCCTCTGCAATGCGTTGCAATCTATCGTGAAAGCGACCCGGAACTTTATACCCTTGTTCTTCCATGTACTCCGGGAGCTTTCCTTTCACCACCTTGGCTCTGTCGGTTACCCAACCATCATCTTCACAACGATTTAACCAAAGCTCTACGCCTTGAGTTGACATAGCTTCCCTAAGTTCTTGAGTGTTGCTTGGCGTGTCCCAGTCATCTTCTGCGACATGATAAGACCTCCATTCGTGTGTTATGCTCATGGTGTAAAGATAAACAACTTTATTGCTTAACCAAACAATTACGCAAACTTTCTTCGCGTTAACTAACGTCCGCGTTGTCATCGGTGAACCAAGAGAGCGGCTTCTTCTCTGCCACGGCAATCTCTTGGCGCTCCACATACCCCCGGTTTTTGCCCTTGGTCTTCAAGTAGAAAATGGTGGCTGCGGGGTTGCCCTCGTCGATGAGCTTGTGAAGTTTGCTCTCGGCGAAATCCAAGGCCACCGACGTAAGCTCTTCCACCGCGCTCTTGTACTCGGTGTCGGCCATCCAATTGTAGTGCGTTTGCCGAGAGATTCCGACAGCCTTGCACGCTGTGGTGACTATGCCCAAAGCCTTCTCAAGGGCTTGGATCATTCCTTTTTTTTGTGCGTCCATTTCGTCAATGTATCCTCATCGGTGAAAACCTTGGTGACCTTCTCGGTATACTCCAGCGTCTGATATTGGCGAGCCGTTGCGTTCGTGCGGTTCCTGTGGTGGGTGAATTGTATCCCTGCCTGTCTGCGGCTCGATACATACCACACTTCTCTCTCGTTCAGCTCTGGGCAGGTGAACACCGCCTTGTATGTGTCAGACATTGGCGGCGAGTAAAATGAGACATCCTAAGATTCCGAGGTATCCAAAAAATACTGCCCGGCTTGCGTAGTCGTATGCTTTCATATGTCCAGCTTGTTTTTGTAGTGTTGAATTATGCGTTCTGTTTCGTGCTTATAGAACTCCTTAAACTCTCCCTGCTCGTCTTGTTTCCAGACTTTGAAGAGGACGTTCCTCAACCTTTGGCTTTGGCTCTTGGGTTGGTCGTATAGGTCCAACTCCACCGCGTCCAACTCATCCACCTCGTCTTGGTTTATGCGCTCTTGTCCTCGGAAGTATACAATTCCAAAGGTGTCCACCAACCTGTCTATGTCGGCTATCTCTCCGCTCGTCTTCTCTTGCGTGATAAACCGAAGGGAGACGCTCTTGTCTTTCCTCCTTTGGTATCCGTCGAGTATGGCTGCGGTTAGAATCTTCAAAACAGCTTGGGTTGTTCTTTGTACGTCTCCCACTTGCAGGACCGGATTTGCTGACCCGATCGCGTGTGTCCTGTGGTCTCGGTCACAAGGTACTTGATTCCGTGAACCTCAATTAC